AGTTACAATAAATGAAGCAGACCAAACAGCTACAAAGCTGAAATTATACATTTGGCATAAGGGTGAAACCGAGCCAGTCACTCCGATGTACACACTTACAGGAATTGCATCAAGTCCAACGCAAAGAGCAAACAGTTATAATATTGCGCCATTTATAAAAGAGAATATTGATATAATTAATCCACTATCAACTACTGTAATAGCAGAAGAAAGTGATAATAATTGGTGTTATGTAAGAGTAAAAACATACGCTACTATTGATGGGGTTGAGACAAATGTTAATGGCTATGATTGTATAGGTTTAAACGGCTATACAACCTATACAAGTGGCTACAATCAAACGAATAGTGATACAGTTCAACTCCTTACAGATAGTCGCAAAAGGTATTACTATTTGACACCAAGCTATACCGATGAAAGTTATTTCAATTTGCTAATTCAAGAAAAAGTAACAACAGAAACAATTAGTATAAAGTTTTATGATAGCACAAATACTTTAATTTCAACTACTCTTTATGATACTGACGACAATTTTTTATTAAGAGTTCGTTTTTCAATTAATGACCCTGACTTTGATAATGGTACTCGAATTGAAATATACAATGATACTACTGAAACTTTGCTTTATACACTATTTGCCGAGCCAGTATGTGAAACAAAATACACTCCTGTAATTTGCTCATTCATTAATCGCTTTGGTGGGTGGGAATACATTACATTTTTCAAAGCAAAGTCTGAAACCTACGAGGTGAAAAGTAAAGATTATAGTTTGTTACCCGATGCCTTAGATTACAATCCACTTCGAGGGCAAAAGCAGAAATTTAACTTTACAGGAACAAAAGCAGTAAAACTTAATACAGGTTGGGTTGCCGAAAGTATGTCAGATATTATTGAGCAGTTATTTAATAGTGAAACAATATTATTAGATAACATTCCAGCAATATTAAAGAGTAGTAACTTCCAAATTAAAACGCATTTGAAAGATAGAGTTATTAATTACGAATTGGATTTTGAATACAATTTCAACACTATAAACAACGTTCAATAATGGTTGATATTTATATAAAAATAGGTGAAGAGTACAGACGTATCGAACAGTTTGATGATGAGAAAGTAAGCGTTACAAGTTCCGTTCAAAACTTCAACGATATAGGCAAACTATTTACTGACTATTCGCAATCTTTCACTATTCCAGCATCAAAGATTAATAATAGCATTTTTTCGCATTGGTATAATAGCAATGTAGATGATGGCTTCGACCACCGTAGAAGATACGATGCCTACATTGAAATCGACACTTTGTTTTTTAAAGCTGGAAAATTGCAGATTGAAAAAGCAAATAAAAACGATGGGTATATTGAAAATTATCAAGTTACCTTTTATGGAAACTTAACTCAATTAAAAGATAAATTTAAAGAGGATAAGTTAAACGTAGTTTTTGGAACTGCAATAGGATTGGAATTAAACCACCCTTATAATGTTACTGAAGTAGCTAATAGAATTGCAGGGAGTACTAACTACGATGTTCGTTACCCTTTGGTAGGCAATAATAGAAGATTAACATACAACGATGGAAGTGCAACCGATGTAACTACAAATACAGGTGCTATCCCTTGGAATGATTTATTTCCAGCAGTTAGAGTTAACAAAATCTTTGATATGATTGAACAATATTATGGTCTTGAATTTACAGGCACATTTTTCAATTATGTACAAGTGAATGAGTTATGGTTATTGTTAAAAAATGCAGAATTGCCAAGAGGTTACTCGCAAGCTCAAAGAGTTAATTTTTTAACTAAAACTGGTGGAACACCTTTTCCTGAATTGGATTTAAGCACTGATATAATAACAACAAATTGGAATACTGGTTTTTCTACAAATAACCAACAAAGGTTAGCTATTTTTTTAATAATAGCACCAACCTCACCAACTGTTATTTATAAAGTTGATTTTTACGTTGATGGTGTAATTTATAACACTTTTGAAAATTTAACAGGAACAAGTGATTTAGCACTATACAATCAAAGCAGAGCAGATGACCCATCAAATCACCAAATGTATATCGTGGTTTCATCTATTGGAAGCATTACATTTACCACTACTTTAACATATCAAAGATATAGTTTAAATATTTTTTACGTAATAAACGATAGTTTTGGAAATAATACAACAGGACAAACAATTACCTATCTTCAAAATTTATTTAATTATGTTCCAGATATAAAAGTTTCAGACTTCTTTATGGGAATAGTCAAAATGTTTAATATGGTGGTAACTCCAACAAGTGAGACATCGTTTCACTTTGAGCCGTTGGATTTGTTTTACGAAAGTGGCGAAGTCAAAGAGGCATCAAAATATATCGATGCAATGGAGATGGATATTGACAAACCAAAACTTTTTAAAGCAATTAATTTTGTTTACGAGAAATCAGAAAATATACTAAACAATAGTTTCAGAGGATTATTCAATCGTGAATATGGCGATTTGGTTTTTGATAATCCCGAAAGTTCAGAGAGTTCAAACTATGAAATTAAACTCCCTTTTGAAAATCCAATGTGGGAGCGAACTACGGGGTTTAAGTTTATGACAAACACATTTCTAAATAGTGCCTTAAGTCCGTACACTCCAAAGCCAGTCTTGATGTATCGTAACGGATTAGAATTACTTGGAGCTTCACATCCAGACCATATAAAAATAAAAGATGGCTCAACGCATTATGACGTTTCACAATATCAAAGATTTTCAAATGAAATCAATACAGCTGGAACAGACTTATCTTATTTAATGTCATTGAATTGGGGGAATGAAATATCGCCTTGGTACTTAGTAAATGCACCTCAAGGACTTTACCGACGTTTATATGAAAACTATGTAAGCAATCTTTATAATCTCAAAACTCGTGTTTTAAAAGTCAAAGGAAAAGTTACATCGTTTTTTCTTAATTCTTTAAAGTTAAAAGACCGTTTAACTATTCGTGATAATCGATATATTATTAATACAATGACTACCGACCTTACTACCAACGAAGTTAATTTTGAGTTGATAACCGATTATCGAAGCGTAGCTGGATTTAATAATATAGGTTACAGATTTGCAAATATTAATAATTTGATAATTGACAACACAGCACAAAAAATAGAAGTTGTATTTTATCGTGGCGGTTACGAAAGTATATTAGTGCCAACGAATACAGGATTTGTAACAAGTACAGGAACAGGAATAGTTTACGATGATGTTATAGTCGAATTAACAATAAGTGCAAACGGAACAGCATCACCAAGAACACATATTGTAAACTCAAAATTTACAGACTTTCAAGGAAACGTAACAGATTTTAACATACCAATTTTACAAAATGCTTAAATTAATAATAGAACTTTTACAGTTACATAATTGGGAAGTAGGAAGCGAAAATATAGAAATCGCAAAGGGCAAAAATGAACTGCCGAAAAATTTTAAAGGTGCAATTAAAAAAAATAAAAGACAATGGCGATTAAGAAAGTTATAGAAATTGATGTTGATGTATTAAATGCACAGGGTGGTATTGATGGACTAACCAACTCATTTAAAGAGGCAAGTAAAGATACCGAGAGTTTGCGTACACAAATGCGTAAAGCTCAACAAGAGGTCGCTGAACTTTCTGAAAAGTTTGGAGCAACTTCTAAAGAGGCAACCGAAGCTGCAAAAAAAGCTGCCGAATTAAAAGATAGAATTGGAGATGCAAAAAGTTTAACGGACGCTTTTAATCCAGATGCTAAATTCAAATCTTTGTCAGCTTCTTTAACAGGTGTTGCTGGTGGGTTTGCTGCCGTTCAAGGCGCAATGGGTTTACTCGCTACTGAAAATAAAGACTTGGAGCAACAACTTTTGAAAGTTCAATCCGCTATGGCTATTGCAGCGGGTGCGCAACAAGTAGGTGAGAGTATTGATGCTTTTAAGCAATTAGGGGCGGTTGTAAAATCATACTCAATAGTTCAGAAAGCAATTACAGCGGGGCAATGGTTATGGAATGCAGCAATGGCAGCCAATCCAATAGGTGCAATAGTAGCAGTAGTTACAGCTTTAGTAGCCGCTGGATATGCTTTAGTAAATATGTTTATAGCAAGTTCCGAAGCTACAAAGAAAGCGGAAAAAGCAAATAAGGAATTAAATAAGCAGTTAGAAACACAAATTAAAACGCAAAAGAAAGCGAATGAAGAAAGCGATATTGCAAGAGATTATCAGTTAAAAATGGCTAAGGCATCGGGTAAAAGTGCCGAAGAAATTAGAAAGTTATCAGTTGAATTAGCCAACCAAGAGGTTTCTCAAAAAATGGCAAACGCTCAAACATTAAGAGCAATCGCCATCGAAGCTATGCGAGTTGCAGGATTAGAAGATGCAACCGATGCCGAAAAGGAAACAGCAAAGAATGCTTTAAAAGCTTTTAACGATGCTAATAATGATTTAAAAGTAGCGGTTACAAATCGTAGAAAATTACTTTTAGATAATAGAGTAGCGGAAAGACAAGAAGAAACTGATGCTGAAAATAAGAGAAAAGAGGATAGAAAAAAAGCAAGTGACGAGGCAAGAGACGCGGCAGTAAAAGCAAAAAAAGAAGAAATTGAAGCAGTTGAAAAAGCACGAAAAGAAACCGAAGAAAGATTAAAAAAAGAAGCAGAAGAATTTTTTGAAAAAGGAAAGCAATCTGAAATAGATGCGGCTAATTTAAAATTAGAACAAGAAAAAATCCTTGCTGATGGCATTGTTGAAATTAATAAAAATAGCGATGAAACAATCGCTTATAATAAAAAATTAATAGATGACAAAGCTGCAGCAGATAAAAAAATACTTAGAGACCAAGAAATAGCTTTAACAGGTGCTACATTCGGAAAGGTTGCTGAATTATTAGGCAAAAATAGTAAGGTAGGAAAAGCATTTGCAATTAGTCAAGCGTTAATTAACACCTATCAAGGTATTACAGCCGAGTTAGCAACAAAGGCGGCTACACCTTTTGAGTTTGGAGTTAAATTGGTAAACATAGCTTCGGTTGCTGCAATAGGATTTAAGGCAGTTAAAAATATTATTAGCACCAAAGCTGATGGCGGTGGTGGTGGCGCACCATCAATAGGCAGTGCTGGTGGCGGTGCTGGAGGCGGAGGCTCACAAGCTCCATCGTTCAACGTTGTAGGCAATAGCGGTGTTAATCAAATCGCTCAAACTTTAAACCGAGAACAAGCACCAATACAAGCGGTTGTAGTAGCAAACAATGTAACCACAGCTCAAAGTGCGAATAGAAATATAGTACAGAATGCAAGTTTAGGATAAAAAAAACCCGCTACTATTGTTCACGGGTTTAGAGAAAGAGTAACACAATCCAAAGCCCCCTTTGAATTATTAAAGCAAATATAGAAATATTTTTTTAAATAAAAAAGGGCAAATAAAAAAAAGATTTCGTTTATAAGTTATGGAAAGTATCGATACTTATTTGGTAGAATTTAATCCTGATGAGAAAAGAGGGGTGTTCGGTTATGCTTTGGTCGAAAAACCAGCCATTGAAACGGATGCAATTTACTTAAGTAAAGAAGATGAGTTAATACTTTTAAAAGAAACTGAAAAGGGATTATTGGTAACGCCTGTATTAATTCCAAATCAAAAGATTTTAAGAGTTGACCCTAAGACTGGCGAAAAGTATAATATACTATTTCCAAAAGAAACAATCGAATTAGCACAAAGACAATTTCATATTAATGGAAATCAAAGTAAGTCTAATTTAGAACATACCGATATTAAACTTGAAGGAGTTACGGTTGTTGAAAGCTGGTTAAAGGAGTTTGATAATGACAAGTCAACAAACTACGGTTTTGATTTACCAATAGGCACTTGGTTTGTTACTATGAAAGTTGATAATGAAGAAGTGAAAGAAAAAATAAAAAGCGGTGCTATAAAAGGCATTTCTATTGAGGGCGAATTTAATATTAACACAAATAAAATGAGTAAAGAAAATGAATTTTTAAAATCACTCAAAGCACTTTTCATAAAAGAAGAAGTTGTTGAGTTGGCGGAAGAAACTCCAGCGGTTGTTGAAGAAACTCCAGCCGAAGTAGAAACTAAGTTAGCTTCTTTGGAAGTTGGCTCAACTGTTCCTGATGGAACTTTTAGCGCAGAAGATGGAACTGTATTTACAGTTACCGATGGTAAGATTTCAGAAGTGGTTATGCCAGAAGCTCCAGAAGAGGAAAAAGTAGAAGTTGATATGGCTACGGAATTATCAAAGATTAAAGAAGAATTGAAATTATCTTTTGATGCACAAATCGAAGCTATTAAAAAAGAATTTCACGATAAGGAAGTTGCTACAATCGAGCTAAAAGCCGAAACAAAAGCAAAACCAAATTTTGAAATTAAAGAAGCAAAAACATTTAGAGAGAAAATTTTTAACGAACTAATAAATAAATAAAAAAATGGCAACGACAGTATCAGTAACATCAAACTATGCAGGAAGAGACGCAGGTGGTTTTTTCCTAAAAACATTTAAACAAATCGGTGCTATCCAAAATGGAGCAGTTACCATTTATGATAATGTAAATTATGAACTATGGTTAAAAAAATTAGCCACAACAAACGGACGCAGAGCTTATACTTGCGGATTTGAACCGGGTGGTTCAATCACTTTAACAGAGAAACTTTTAAAACCTAAAAAGTTTAAAGATGACTTTGATATCTGTAAAGAAGTTTTTAGAGCGCAATGGGGTGAATTGTCAATGGGTGCATCAGCTCACAATAATGTAATGAACAAAGAAATTTTGGACGCAATTATTGCTAATAAATTAGCTGATAATGCAGAAGAATTTAATTCATTAATTTGGAGTGGAGACAGTACAAATACTGATGAGTTTGATGGTTTCTTAAAATTATTCTTAGCCGATGCCGATGTAATCGACGTTGACTTAGATACAGTTACGGAATCTAACGTAGAAGCTCAAATCAAATTAGCTTTAGGTGCTGTGCCTATTGCATTGATAGGTAACAATAATTTGAAAGTATCAGTTTCTCCTGATATTGCTCAATTCTATAACTTCTTTTTAGCAAGTAAAGGAATTGCAAACGGATTAGGTGGTAATGCAAACACTTCTTTAGTGTTCGGTAACTATACTTTAGTAGTAGATTTAGGTTTACCAGCAAACACAATAGTAGTTGCAGACCCTAAAAATTTAGCTTTTGGAACAGGCGCAATGGCTGACCACAATACTATTGACGTAGTAGATGAAGATAGTATCGGTTTACTTACTGGAAAAGTAAGAGGAACAATGGTTTACAATGCTGGTGTACAGTACGCTTATGGTGCTGAAATCGTTTGGGCTCGTCCAATCGCTTAACCCTTTAAAAATATAAAATTATGGCTTGTGATTTAGCAAAAGGCAGAAAACTGCCATGTAAAGACCAAAAGGGCGGAATTAAAAATCTATACTTTGCAAACTACGATGCTTATGGTATCGTAGTTGCAAATGATGTAGTGACTGGATTAGGAACTTTGGCAGACGTATTTAAGTGGGAATTGAAAGGCACAGCCAACACTTCCACTCAAACAATGACAGGGTCACGAGATAATGGTACTACATTTTTCAGCCAAGTTGTAGCGGGTACACTTCCACAATTAACTCCAGAAGCTCAAAATGAATTGACGTTAATGGCTTATGGCAGACCGATAGTATTTGTTGAAGATTACAATGGTAACATTACTATTGTAGGATTAGAGAACGGAGCGGAGTTGACTGGTGGAACAGTTGTAACAGGTGGCGCAAGTGGTGACTTAACAGGATTTACAATCGAGTTAACAGCAGAAGAAAAAAGAGGCGCACCATTTTTAAACAGTTCAATGAAAACAGCTTTATATGCTTTAGTAGTTGATAGTTATGTAGGTGAAGTTTAAAATTAATATGTTTTGTTTTAAAAACACTCCAATAGGGGTGTTTTTTTTTGGCAAAAAATAAAAGATTTTCGTTATAAGAGTATGCAAGTGTTCAAACCATCAAACGAAAGTCATATTTTAAAGATAATTCCACGGTATAAAGTAGAGGAATGTACTGTAAATATACGTCACGAGCTTACCGATGTGCTTACAACACTCGAAAATAAGGCGGTTTTTTGCGAAAACGGGTACTCAATTATACCTTTTGACTACCAATTTAAAGAGGGTGGCTCATATCACATCGAAATAATAAGCGATATTCTAACTATTTGGAGAGGCAAAGCATACGCTACCAATGAAACGGACATCGAAAATTACAAATTACTATGAATAAATTAGAAATATTTAAACTCGAAAGTTATGTCAGACCCGATATTGTAGAAAAATATGGTACTGATTGGGTGTTAAACGGATATAATAACGAGTTTTTTCAGTACATAATTGACCGATATAATGGCAGTCCTACCAACTCCGCTGTAATTGATGCGTATTCTCAAATGATTTACGGCTTAGGATTGAACATTCAAATCCCTTTACTTCCAAAAAAGGAAGTTAGGCGTATTGTAAAGGATTTTGAAATGTTTGGTATGGCATCATTTGAAGTTATGTATTTACAAAATACGCCTGTTAAAATAGTCCACGTGCCAACCGAAAAGATAGCACCCGAAAAGGCAAATGATGAAGGTAACATTACAGGATATTTCTATTCGTATGATTGGAATAATCAAATGAAATATCCGCCAAAAAGAATGGATGCTTTTGGTTATGGCAAAGGTGCAAAGCGTAGCGAAATATTTGTTATTAAAGATTACCAAGTAGGGCAGTTCTATTTTTCAAACCCAAGTTATTTAAGTGCTTTACCTTATGCAGAATTAGAAGAGGAAATTGCAAACTTTTGTATCAATTATGTTAAGAATAAATTTTCAGTTGGTACTATTATAAATGTAAACAATGGCATTCCAGAAAGCGAAGAAGAACGAGGCAAAATTGTAAGGCAGTATAAAAATCATTCAACAGGAACATCCGAAGCGGGTAACGTGACTGTTGCATTTAACGATAACAAAGAAAATGCAACAACAGTAGAGCAAATCCAAATAGTTGATGGTTATCAGCAATACGAGTTTGTTTCAAAACACGCTCAAGATAATATTTGTACTGCTCACAAATTAGTTAGTAAGTCAATGATAGGTATTTCAACAGGAAGCGGATTTAGTTCGACTGCCGATGAAATCCAAATGGCTTTTGATGAAAGTATGATGAACGTTATCCAACCAAAACAGGAAATAATTTTAGATGCGTTTCAACAAATTGCATCAATGGTGGGTGTTCAAACTAATTTAGAATTTTTAAGTTTACGACCAAAAGTTGAGGCAGTACAGCCAAGCGAACAGTTATCTTTATCAGCTCAATTATTAATCGACTTAGGTGAAGATATAGACATCGATGGTTACGAATTAGAAAGCGTTAAACCAGTTGATTATGCTGAAGAAGATGGAATTAAATTAGCCACAAGTACAGGTGTAGCTTTTCCAAATAGAAAATCAATTTACGATACTGAATATAATTTGGTGCGTTACCGATACGCTGGGAATATTGCACCCGAGAGAGAGTTTTGTGTAAAGATGATGAGAGCTAATAAGATTTACAGACGTGAGGACATCGAAGCGATGGGAAGCGTAGTTGTTAACCCTGGTTTTGGAATGCACCCCAACCCTGATAATCCTTATTCAATTTGGTTATACAAAGGGGGCGGATTATTAAGCGCAAACCATCCTGGTGGAACTTGTAAGCACTATTGGGAAAAATTAATTTTTAGAAAAAAAGATATTAAAGTAGATACAAAATCACCAATCGCTATTGATGATGCTAAAAAATTACCAGCATCAGGAATAGCGGGGCAAACACCACACTCGAGATGATTATACTTTTAAACGATAACGACATCACTAAAAACACCTTATTAGGTGGGAATATTGACGTTGACAAATTACGCCAATGCACTTTGGATGCACAAGCGACAAGACTTGAAGAATTATTAGGTGAAACTTTGTACGCTAAAATAGAAACTGACTTTGAGAATGACGATTTAAGCGGACTTTATCTAACTTTGTACAATGACTATATTAAACCATTTTTAATACGTCAGAGCGCAACAGAATATCTTAAAATAGGTGCTTTTGCGATTGGTAACAATGGTATTACAATGCCAACACCAGCAAATACAACTGCACCAAGTGAAAAGATGCTATCAACTTTAACAAATGAAATGCGATTGAAAGCTGATATGTACGCTGAGAGAATGAAAAAATGGCTTTGTAAAAATGATTTGCCCGAGTATGTAAGCAGTTCAGATAATATAGTCAATCCACAAAGAGCGAGTAATAGCGGTTGGTATATGCCAAGCCAAGTAATAACCGAAGATGAATACGTATTATGGCAAATGAGAAGAAACCGAATGTAAAAGAGGTTAAAAACAGTAAATTATTAGAAGTTTATTTAAAAAAACAAGAGCAAGATGATAGGCAAATTGAACATACAAGCGTTAAGGGGCGATACATTTAATGAATATCCTTTTGAGATATTAATTGATAACGTGGCTTTGAATTTAACGGGAGCGGTTATCAAAATGGATATTAAAAAAGATGCCTGTTCGCTTCCTGCCTTGACTTTAACAAGTGTTGCAAGTGCTGGGATAACCATAACCAATGCGGTTAATGGTGAGTTTAAAATTAACGAGCAAATTATTTCTATTCCTGCAGGAAATTATCAATACGATATTCAAATCACTTTAGCCGATAATACTGTTAACACTTGGGTGGGTGGTTTATTTCAAGTTATTAATACCATTACGCAATGAGTACAACAATAGACATAAACGTAACACCGACCATTCAACAAGTAACGATTAATACAGTTGATAATATCACTGTAATTAATGTCAATACTCAAAGCGGTGGCGGTTCTGAAACACTTCAACAAGTAATGGAAACTGGTAGAAGTTATAGTCAAATTGTTGGGGATTATCAGTATCTTTTTAATTTCAATACTGATACAATGGAATTGTTTTTACAAAACAATGATTTAGATTTATATCAGTTATTAAGGTTTCAAGATGAAATTTTATTAACATTTACAGATTTTAGTAATGGTAAATCTACGCAATTATCATTAACCGATGGTGGCGGTGGTCTATCTACTAATTCTACTACATTTGGTGTAAATAGTTTACTAGTTCCTATTAGAACAAGTGGAAGTGGATTTGCTAATTTTTTAATACCAAACAACAAACCAGCAGGGAATTACAATTTAGCGACTACGGATGACATTCCAACCATCGACGCAACCCCTACCGATGGCAGTAGCAATGCAGTAAGCAGTAATGGTGTGTTTGATGCTTTGGCTAATAAAGCGGACAAATCTTCAACTCAGAATATTGTAATAAGAAATATCACACCATCAACAGCGTTAACAGGAACAACTATTGAAACTCAAATAACATCGTTTAACTTTACCATTCCAGCAAATACCTTTTCTGCAAGTGATATTTTAAAAATCGAAACAATCGCTTGGGAAAAATCAGGAACTGCAAATGCTTCAACTTGTCGTATTAAATTAAGCAATACTAATAATTACGCTGGAGCTTCAAACGTTTTAATTTTAGCGGCGAGTGCTGGTAATATCAATATGAGAGGCACACGAACTTATAAGATTGCTGGGGGTAATTTAAAAGGTTTTATGAGCAGTTCTGCAAATGGTATTTTTAACGATAATACTTTGACAAACGTAGCCGTTTCAACTTTAGCACTTGATGTTACACAGCCGATTTATGGTTTTGTTTCATTAACTAATTCAAGTTCGGCAGATAGTACAATAGTTAACGAATTAATTATTTCAAAATGGTAACAACAATTTTAAACAAAGACACAGGCGAAGTGTTATATTCTACGGATGGAGATTTTGAATTAAACGAAAATGAAGTAGTAGCACCTTTTGCACCAACAGATTTTTTGATAAAACCTTGTTTTGACTTTAATAATAATAATTAT